GTTGTAGTCAGCAGGGGCTGGGCTTGAGTTCGGATGGAATGTCCAATCGAGACGTCCTTCTTGGAAGTTGGACGAGACGACGTCGAATCCAAAAATCATCGAGCCTCTCCAGTGCTTAAATCCGAGACAGAAATAATCCATCTCAGGCGGAACCCACTCAGTGCCAGGTGTGTGTGTGTGAACGGGAGTCGAGGCCATTGGTCCAACACTAGTTTGCCAGAGGATGGTTCCGGGAGCTTGCGAGGATGCCCAATTGATGGAGGTCAGATAGGACCACTTCTCACAGATGTGATGTGAGAGGCGAGTGTCTGAACTATTGGACATGTCGAAATGCTCTTTGTCGGTCAGCTGCTGTTTGCTTGGGTAGAAGATCATCTTGTCGATTTGTTCGGCTCCGACAACATAATTCATGTTTCCCATGTGTTTGACGGTGACTTGTTCGGGTGGGACGGGCACTTGCGGTTTATCGAGGATCGAAATGATGTCGCTCACCACGTTCTCAGGGGTGAGCTGGTCGAGGACATTCTTCATTCCATCGGTGACAGCACCAAGGATACCTGATTGAGGTCGAATGCTCTTGCGATACTGCGAAAAGCTAGTGCCTCCGGGTCTTGGGATCTTGAACTCCGGATTGTCGAAGCTCACAGAAACCTTGATCGAGACGCTTGGCTGAGAGCCAGTCTGCGCTTGGAGTTTGTTGAAGACCGCAAGGTAGACTTGGCCGAGAGAGTCGTTGGCGAGAAGATCGAGGTAACCTTTGTAGTGCATAAAGTCGATGGTAAGTTCTCCATTTCCACCGACCGCAGGGTCGAGCCAGAGATGTGGGAAAGACACCATTTTGAATGGATCAAATGGTATTGCGACGGCGTTGGTTCGATTGATTTGACTGGGGACGTAGTACACGAGTACGCGTCCTTGATGAAAGCGAGAAGCAGCGACAGAAAAGTAGAGACGGACGGCGGAACATCTGAAGTATTCGAAACGCTGGAATGGCATGCTGACAATGTCTTGGACGAGCAGGTCCTCGACAATGTCGTAGGTCTCAAGATTGGTGCCTACTGCAGCGGTTAGGGCCCATTCGATTGTCTGGACGACTGTTTCGCGAGCAAGCATGCTCATGAGAGTCCAGCCCTTCTCGTTCAAATGAGATTGGGCTCGTTTGCTTGTGGTGACGGTCTTTTGATGTTCTCGGGTGACGATGTTTGGTGGATCGTGTTCAACAAGGGTAACACCTTGATGAGATATGAGTTCAGGTTGGACAGAGTCGAGTGTGGAAGTTTCAGTACGGGCGGATTCAGTATTCATTTTCGGGCAGGTTCTGACGGCAGGCGTGACTATTGGGTATATTCAATGTCTTGGACGTCAGCTCTTGGGTGAAGTTCAAGAATGTTCAACTTCAGCTGAGGGGCACAGCGAGAGCCTCCAAAATCGTTCTGGAATGGCATGAGCTGGCCGTAGCCTAAGAACTCTCCGACTAAGTCTGAGTAGCGGATGAGGTTGTAGGCTGGTTTGAGTTTAAGGATTCTTTTTCGATACTCCTTAAAAATATCGGGGCCGTGAAAGAAGAGCTCACGTAGAGCTGAATTGCAGTTGTCTTCACAGGCCTTCTCTGGTTCAAAGGTCTTTCGAATCCAGTTTATTGTTTCAACTGCATTGGGAATGGGCATTTGCGGCACATAGAAACCAAATTGTTCACCGATCTTGTTCTTCAAGAAGCTGGTGTCTTTGATCTGTTTGTAGGCAACTTGCTCTGTTCCCTTTTCGGCGGCACCATAGGTGATGTTGCGCGTGGCCAGGTA